AAGAAACAATACATGAAGAACAGACAAGGCAGATCGGAACACTCGACATTGAGGGAGCAAGTGATCTATCCCAAGCCACAAGAGATGTGGCCAACACCAACGACACAAGAAACAGAACATCCGAACATGAAGTTGAACGAGAAAGGTCGGAGAATATCGCCAAAGGGCAAAGAGGACCACAGTCTGAACTTGGCGGACAAGGTGCAGATGTGGCCAACACCAAGGGCGAGGGATTACAAGGATGGAAGTTCAGTACCGCCATCAAGAGTGAAGAACCCAGAGTTAGCGACACTCGGACAGAAAGTAGTGATGGAAGATCAGAAAATGTGGCCAACACCAAGAGCAAACGACTCCAACCACTCGAAAATAGGGCAAAAATCGTTCAATCACCGGAGAGACAGAGGATATTTCGCAGAAGTAGTGATGCAGAACGAATACGACAATCCGAAACTGTGGTCAACTCCAAGCGCAAGTCTGGGGAAACACAGTTACAATGGGAACAACGAGTATTACGAGAACAGAATAGAGAAGGGCAGACAGAAAGACCTAGCGGTGGAGATGTATCAGAAAGAGGGATTGGGGAAACTTTCACCAGCTTTCGTAGAATATTTGATGGGATTTCCGGATGGCTGGACGAACCCGGACATATCCAACGAACAACTCATCTCAATGAATACAGAGCAGAAAGATTAAAGCAGTTAGGCAATGCCTTGTTGCCACAGATAACCTATCGGATTGGATTAGCTATTAAAGAGATTGAGGATAAAGAATGAAACCACAACAATTTGCACAAGTAGCTGCTGAGATATTAAAAGAAAGAGGTGAGAAGTTAGGTGATTACCAGAATCTTTATGAGAACCTGGCTGTTAGATTAACTCTAAGTTTCAAAAATAAGTTAAAACCTGGTCAAAAATTTACAGCTGCTGATGCTGCAAAATTTCATATAGAAAATAAATGCGCCAGGATTGACTGCGGCCTGCCTAATCCAGACAACAATCTTGACCTGGGTAATTATTCTTTTATTCATGGGGGGTTGACAGATGAAAAGTTCTGAAGATAATCGAGGTAACGAGTTATGCGCTAAGAGTAGCGCAAAGCTTAGCCATGCTACTAGTAGCGCTAAGAGTAGCTATAATACATCTTCTATTTTTAAAAGCTTAGCTAAGCATACAAACTTCAATTACAGAAATGCTGTTGCCAGAAACGCAAAAAACCCTTTTGATGAGCTAGAAAGAAAAGTTTTAAACAAACTTAGACCCAATTATTCCTATGAAGATTTCACACAGATCCAACATTCTTTGTTAAAAATGTGTTTGCTAGATAAAGTTTTGTGGCTACGAAAAGCAGAGGAAGCTTTTAATGCGCAACCAGATTCATAGTATTACAGATATTGATGATCTTTTTAAAGAAGCAGCTGAGACTGAGCGAAAGCTACCAGCTGCAATGCGTAAGCAAAAAATGGCGAGCTGGCCAGACTATGTGACTGAATGGAGTGGCTATGGTTACAGCTCAATGGGAGTTACAAGGTTAAAAGCTACACCAGAACAGATAACCAGGTTGGATTTAGCTGTTACTCTTGGGTTAACTAAGATGGACACAGAAGATAGGCAACTCATGTGGGCAGTTTGTCATAGTGCTGCATTTAGAGAAAGAGGACCTAAGTGGACTAAGTTAGCAAAAATCCTAGGTCTACATGATCCTAGGATTGTGAAGCGAAGATATAAAGATGTTTTAGTTAATCTTTATTATAGGCTTTAGTTGATCCATAATACATTTTGTCCATTAAGGTCAAACTTGTGCATTTCTGGTGCTGGTGTAACATCTTGGTCTAGTGTAATAAGTAATTCTTTTTTCTTAACCTCAACATAAATACCATCATGATCGTTTATCATTACATACGCATAAATAACTTTTGATTTCTTTATCATTTCTTTAATAGTCATTAAGCAGCTCCTTCTTCTGTGTATGTTGCTTTGACCATTCCTTTGGCCATGTAACCCATGAAGTGCATTGGATCGCCATTCATGAAATCTATTTTAACAAATGTGTCTTTGATTTTTTCTTTCCACTCTGGGCCTAAGTTCTTGATGTAGGCTATAACTGTGGCAGTTTCTACGATATGAAAACCATGTTTATCTTCAAACTCAAAAGCAAAACTGGTATCAATGCCTTTTTCTTCTACAAAAGTGTCTAACCATTTGTTCCAAACTAAATTTTTAACTGTCATTACGCTTTTTCTCCCTTTAGTAGTTTAATACTTTGTTCTAATTGACAATGTCTTGTCAGCTCAATCCAAGTAACTGTCTCGATTGGCTTTGCTTTGTTGGCTGCGGCGAACCTTTCCAACTTTTTGAGAACTTCTTTTTTACTTGGGATCTTTATGACAACTTCTCCTTACACTATTAATATGATGCTATTGACGTTAAAAGTCAAGTACCTAGATAAAATAAATTACAACCCTTTAATTCATCCCAAGCTTTTCTAGTCATTTTAAACTTAGTTGTGTGGGTATAGCTCATGATTTTAACCCATTTGTAGCCAACCTTGGCCCAAACTAAAAAGCTTCCACATATGGGAAGCCTTGTGTCATAAAATTCTGCTTTGTAAAGCTTAGCGGTCTGCCAAGCTCCTTTGGGTTTCCATTTAGCCAAGTTGCTCATTAATCATTACTCCTTTTCTCCACATATTCTATAATTTTATCCCATTTGGTTGATGCAAAAAGGTTTGAGAACTTTGATTTAGAGATGGACAAAAGATGCACCTCATAAAATCCTAATATTTTTTTGGAATAGATTGCCATATCGTTGAAATGATAAACACCATCACCAGCATTGTTCCATTGACTAGGTATTTTCATTTAAGCTCCTTCATATTGATCTTCTGTGTAAATACCTACGCCAACTGGCTTGCCATGTATCATCATCTGGCCTTTGTTTATTTCTTTGATTGAATAGCTTGCTTCTGTTAAGTCATCCCATGTAATAGATACTTCAGAATGATTCACCTGGTTAACAATTCCATAGCTCAAAGGTATCATTGCTCCCCAAGCTCCAATCATTTTTGTACCAATCTTTATTTTGTTATTTGGCTTAGCAACAACTCCATTGCCTATATAAATTCCGGTTTCCCAATCTGGTTTAATTTGTGGTATTTTCATTTAAAATTATCTCCTTTGATCCTGGTTTAGTTTTGCCTTCTGCAAGCTTCTTAGCAATCAGCTCAGCTATGAGCTTGTTTGTGGCTTCGTCAGAGCCGGTAACAGTAATGTTGTTATCGACCCAGGTTGTTTTAAGCTCTTTGTCAGCCATTAATGACCCCAACCAGCTGCTGTTTGATGTAATGGCTTTCCATTCCATTTGCCTGCCCAGCTGTATGTATTTGGTTTAAAGCCAGGTTCATAGCCATAGTCTTTTAATTTTGCTTTATAGACTGTTTTGCCTTCTTTGTTGCCTGGCAAAACCCAATCAGCGCTGCCGCTTCCATATTCTGCAATGACTGTGTTAACTGCCACATATTTCATGAAGCAGGGAGTAAAACCAACACACTTGAAAAAGTCTACGTTTGTCTGGTCATAACCCCAGCTGCAACTGAAAATGTCTCCGATTTTTACTTTGTTTTCCATGTTAGTAATTCTCCTTTAGAAAGTTTTTGATTAGTTCCCAATGCTTTGGCGGTTTGATGTCTTTCATCTTTTTTACTGCCTTCATGAAAAGTATGAACTTCTCATCCTCAAAAGGTAATGCTGGATCTATTAACAGCTCACCGCAAATAGCTTCGTATTTCATGACTGCTGGTGTTTTCATGATCTCTCCTATTGTTATTAATGACCTTACATATCTTATATAATGTGCATGACGTTAAACGTCAAGCAGTATGATATAATAAATATTAATTAAATTATTTTTAATCAATGCACTTGACTGAATGATGTGAAATATATAGGGTTTTTATTAAGCTCAGCCGAGCTGACCGGATTACCATAAATTTATCATTATTATATTAGGGTTTGAATAGCTTAGATGGCTAAGATTAGAGTAAATAAAACGCAGATGACTGAGATATGCGAAAGTATAGCTGAAGGCGTAAGTTTGACCAGAATATGCAATGAAAGAGAGCATTTGCCTTCTTGGAGAACAGTTTTACGCCATGTCCAGGAGAGTGAAGATGCTTACGCTTTATATAGAACAGCAAGAGTGCTGCAATGTGAAGTGATGCGAGATCAGATCTTAGATTTAGTTGAA